ATCCGCGACGGCGCCGACATCGGCCGGGTGGTCAACGCCCGGCGCGGCCTGTACACGGCCGGCGGCCGCCGGCTGACCCGCGAGGGCACCCGCCGCCGCGGTGCGCGACGCGTCCGGCTGATGCCGGAGCAGATCTACCGCGACGCGAACGGCGACCGCGACGAGGCGATCCGCCTCCTGCGGCTGCACGGCTACCTCGCCTGAAGACCACTCCCCGTCCGGGGAGGCAAGCGCCACGGCCGCGCTCAAGGCCGGTGAACAAGCCGACGGGCTACGGAGCAACACATGGCAGAAGACAGCAGCGACGACCAGGCCGAGGCGAACCTCGCTGACGCGGTCGCCGAGGGTACCGGCAAGACCTTCACCCAGGCCGAACTGGACCGCATCGTCGCGGACCGGGTGGCCCGGGAGCGGTCCAAGTACGCCGACTACGGCGAGTTGAAGAAGCGGGCCGCGGCGGCGATGACCGACCAGGAGCGCGCGGTCGCCGAAGCGGAGCTGCGGGGGCGGACGGCGGCACTGGCCGGCGCCGGCACGCGGCTGGCCCGGGCGGAGATCCGGGCGGCCGCCGCCGGGCGGGTCGACGCCGATGCGCTCTCCGGGTTCCTGGAGTACGCGGACCTGTCGAAGTTCCTCGGCGCGGACGGCGAGCCGGACGCGAAGGCAATCGAGGCCGCGGTTGGCCGGCTGGCCGGCCCGACCCGGCAGACGAACTTCGACGGCGGCGCCCGCACGACCGGCGCGAAGCCGACCGACATGAACGCGCTCATCCGCCGCTTGGCGGGTCTGGGCTGAACCGCAGCACCCGGCTACGCCGCGGGGTCCGCTGCTCCGAACCGAATGTGAGGAATCCGTGGCGTACAACAACGTGGTCTCGCGGACCGACGCGGGCGCGCTGATCCCGGAAGAGGTCAGCCGGGACATGATTCGTCGGGCCACCGACGATTCGGCGACGCTGAGTCTGTTCCGCCGGGTGCCGGTGTCTCGCAACCAGGTCCGGTTCCCGGTCCTGTCGGCGCTGCCCGTGGCCTACTTTGTCAACGGTGACACCGGTCTCAAGCAGACGACCGAGGTCAACTGGACGAACAAGTACCTGAACATCGAAGAGATCGCCACGATCATGCCGGTGCCCGACAACGTCGTTGCAGACGTCGAACTCGACATCTGGGACGAGGCGACGCCGTACCTGGTCGAGGCGTTCTACCGCACCCTCGACGCCGCGGTGTTCTTCGGCACCAACGCCCCCGGCACGTGGCCGACGAACATTGCGGCGGCGGCGACCGCAGCGAGCAACGTCAACACCGAAGGCAACACGGCGGCGACCGGTGGGTTCCTCGGTGACTTCGACGAGACCGTGGCAACGATCGAGGCCGACGGCTTCGATATGACCGGTGTGGTCGCGAACCGCACGGCACGCGCCCAGTTCCGGGCGGCCCGGGACACGACCGGTCAGAAGCTCGACACCAACCGGATCTCCGGGAACCTCTCGGAGATCGACGGAGTGCCGATCGTGTACCCGATGCGGGGCCTTTGGCCGACCGGTTCGGGTGCGCCGCGGCTGTTCGTGGGCGACTGGACGAACTTCGTGGTCGGTGTCCGGCAGGACATCACCATGAAGATCCTGACCGAGGCTGTCATCCAGGACAACACCGGCCAGATCATCTACAACCTCGCCCAGCAGGACATGACCGCGCTGCGGCTCACGTTCCGCGTCGGGTGGCAGGTGTCGAACCTGCTCAACTACGACCAGCCGACCGAGGCGTCCCGGTACCCGGTCGCCCGTCTGAACCTCGCCTGATCGGAGATCTGAACCATGACCGCACCTTTCGGTGCCGCACACCAGGTCCCGGTGCAGCCGCAGGCCACCGCCGGGTCGAACCTGAACACGATCGCCATGGTGGTGCCGCGCGACGGCACCATCACCGCCGTCACCTACACCACCGTCACCGCGATCACCGGGGCGAACACCAATACCCGTTCCGTGTCGCTGGTGAACAAGGGCCAGGCCGGCGCGGGCACGACGGTGATCGCGACGCTTCAGTTCAACAGCGGCATCAACACGGTCGCCGCCGACGAAAAGGCGATCACCCTGTCGGTGACGGCCACCGACCTGGTCGTGGTCGCAGGCGACGTCCTGCAGTGGCAGTCGACCGCCGTCGGTACCGGCATCGCCGACCCGGGCGGGCTCGTGTGCATCACGGCCGGCGCCAAGTACGCGTAGGAGGAACTGTGGCCACTCGGAGCAGCGCACCCAAGGATCACCCGGAGAACAGCGAGGCGGGCAGGGCCGCGAAGGCGCGCGACGTCGCCGCGGACACGTCCACCGCCGAGGTGCAGGCACGCGTCGACAAGGAGACCGAGCAGGGTTTCCGCGGTGTCGAGGTCGATCCGACCCCGAACGAGAACTACACCGTCGCCGGCGTGACCTCCGGTGCGCCGACGCCGGAGACCGACGCGTCGGCGGCGGCCGAGGCCCGCGAGGGGCAGCAACGCGCCGCGCGGGTCGTCGACGGCGACCTGTCCGGCCGGCAGTAACGAGGGGTGGTGAGGTCCGATGGCGGACCAGTTGTGTACGCCGTCGGACCTCGCCTCCTGGTTGCAGCAGGACCTGGACCTGTCCACGGCCACGCTGCTCGTCGAGTGCGGCACCGCGGTCGTGCAGGCGACCGCGGAGCAGCGCATCGTCCAGGTCGTCGACGACGAGGTCACCCTCGACGTCGACGAGTGGCACCGGGGTCTGTACCTGGAGCTGCCGGAGCGACCGGTGACCGCGGTGGCGACGGTCCTGATCGGCGCGACGGCGGTAACGGACTACAGCACCGCGCTGCGGCGGGCCAGGTTGTGGCGGGCGGACGGGTGGCGGTCGACGCTGACCCTGTACCCGTCCCAACCGTCGACGGTGACGGTTACGTACACCCACGGATACGCGTCCGGGCACCAGCGCCTGCAGCTTGCCCGTGGGTCGGTGCTCGCGCTGATCGCCGGGGTGTACTCGACGCCGACCGGCGCGACCTCAGTGAAGATCGACGACTACGCCGAGGTGTTCGAGGCGATGTCGGCCCGCATGGAGGCATCCCCTGCCCGCCAGCGCCTGCTGCGCCGCATGTACGGGCGCCCGCCGGGGTCGGCGGTCCTCACCAGGGCGTCATGAAACCCGAAGCGAAGCGATAGGAGCCAGACGCCATGTTCGGTGGCACCGTTGGCCCGGCCGGGGATCTCGGCCTGGCCATCATCAAGGCGTCCGGCGCCCGGATCCCGGTGGTCGAGCCGCGGGCGTGGCCGTACCGTCCGGCGAGGCTGGCGGATGTGCTGGCGTACGGCACCCCGCAGTCCGGGCTGGCCGCCGAGGTGAACGGGTGGCGGCTGCGGAACCTGCGGCACCTGTGGCGCGGCTGGCGGCGGGTGGCGTTGGCCCGGTCGTTGCGGCTGCCGCACTTCTACGGCCAGCTGTGGTTGTCGGTGATCCGCGCCGACGGCACGGTGGTCGACCTCGGTCTGGCGTCGATGCGGGTCGTGACGACCGCCGGCGTGAACTACCTCGTCGACGCGTTCCAGAACACGACGGAGCTGGAGAACCTGAAGTACCACGGCATCGGCACCGGCAACACGGCCGAGGCGTCGGGGGACACGGCCCTGGTGACGGAGTCGACGACGGCGCTGAACCCGGACTCGACCCGGGCGACCGGTTCGACGACCGAGGGTGCCAGCGCGAACATCTACCGCACCGTGGGGACGTTGACCGCGGACGCGTCGATCGCCGCGGTCGAGCACGGCATCTTCAGCCAGGCCGCGACGGGTGGTGGCACGCTGTGGGACCGCAGCGTGTTCAGCACGGTGAACCTGGCCTCGGGTGACTCGCTGCAAGCCACGTACGACTGCACCTTCGCGGCCGGGTCGTAGCGTGGCCACCGGCACGATCATCCTCAATCCTGGCGCCGCGATCCTCCCGGACAACTCGGCGAGCAACCTCGCGCCGGCCGTCCAGCGGATCAAGTCCAGCGGCTCGGCGCCAGGCGTGTACTTCCTCCAGCTCGCGTTTGACGCGAGCAATCTGGAGTGGGCGTGTTGGCAGTTCCGGGTACCCGCTGACTACGCATCCGCGTTGGCGGCGAAGCTGGTATGGAAGATGGTCAGCGCGACGACCGGGAACGTGATCCTGGTGTCGCGACTGGCCGCGTTCACGCCGGGAACGGACTCGACGGACTTCGACGCGAAGGTCTTCGCGACCGCGAACACCAGCGCCGCCACGGCGGTGCCGGCAACCACGGCGGGCCGACTGGCCGAGACCAGCATCACGATGACCAACGACGACAGCGTCGCCGCCGGGGACTTCGCGGTGCTGTACGTCGCGCGCGACGGAGCGTCCGGGTCGGACACCGCGGCCGGCGATCTGGAGCTGGTCGGTGTGGCCCTCACCTACACCACGACCTGACGGGGGCGCGCCATGGCACTCAGTACGCCCCAGCGGGACCAGGTGGCCCGGGCGTTCATGCGGATCAACACCGAGGGCTGCGCCGTCGTGAAATCCGTCATCCGCTCGGCGGTCGACGACGTCGACGACTGGGCGGACGCGGCCGCGACGACGGTCCCCCCGACCAGCTTCAACGCAGCCCTGAACGTCACGTTCCGGACCAACGCCACCGCGAACCAGAAGTCCCTGATGCTCGCGCTGGTGTGCTGGCTGCGCGCCGGGAGGCCGCTGTCCGAAGGGCTGTGAGCTGTGGCCCGCCTCTTCGACGGCGCCGGCGACGTCCTGAACTGCTCCGTCGGCGCAAGCGGGCTGACCGGCGCATTCACGATGGTCATCGTGTGCCGGAAGAACAGCAACCCGGCCAGCTTCATGAACCTCTGCACCGTCCACACCTCCGGCGGGGCCAGCACCTTCGGGCTGGAAATCGAGGACGCGTCCTCGGGCAACAACCTCCAGGTACAGGTGGGGAGCACCTTCCGGCTGAGCACGTTCTCGGTCACGGCCGCCGAGGGCTACGTCCTCCTCGCCGGGGGCAAAGCGTCCGGGATCACGACGCCTCGGGTCCACAAGTACGTCTACGGCACCGACACCTGGACGCACCAGGACGCGTCCGGAACAGCCGGTAACCCGGCCAGCTCGGCCGGCGGCACGGTCCGTTGGGGCTTGTGGGAGACCGCCGACGACTTCGACGGCGACGTCGCCGCGACCGCGATCTTCGACCGGAACCTGACCGACGCCGAAGTCGAGCAGATGGCCCACTCGCTGGCCATCTGGCACGGCATGGGCCCGGTCGGCATGTGGGTGTTCGACCAGTCGGCCACCGGCCAGTCCGTCGTCGACCTCACCGGCAACGGTGCGAACCAGTCGTCGTTGACGGGTACCGCGGTGGCCGCGGTCAGCGTGCCGATCCTCAGCTACGGCCACGATGTGCTGGCGCTGTCGTCGTCGGCGGACGCCGGCGGGACAACGTTCGACCAGGCGGTGTCCGGGACGGTGACGCCGGCCGGCGCGGTGACGCGCCAGACAGGGAAGGTGGCGGCCGGCGCGGTGACCCCGGCCGGGTCGCTGGTGCGGCTGGTCGCGAAGACCGTTGCCGGGACCGTGACCCCTGCTGGCGCGCTTGCCACGATCAAAGCGGTCCTGCGAAGCTTCACGGGCACGGTGACCCCGGCAGGCGCCGCGGTGCGTCAGGTGCAGAAGCCGCTGGCCGGCTCGACCACTCCGGCGGGGGTGCTGGTCCGGCAGCCGCAGAAGCGGATGACCGGCACAGTCACGCCGGCGGGTGCGTTGGCCACGATCAAGGCGGTGCTGCGGTCGTTCGCCGGCGCCGTGACGCCCACGGGTGCGCTGACCCGGCGGGCGGGCAAGGCCTCCGGCGGCACGGTCACACCTGCTGGCGCGCTGGTCCGGCAGGCGGCGAAGAACCTCACAGGCTCGGTCACCCCGGCGGGTGTGCTGACGAAGGTCCGGGCGGCTCTGCTGGCCCTGGCCGGCACGGTCACCCCGGCCGGGACGCTGCGGCGGGCGACGGCAAAGGTGCTCGCGGGAGCGGTGACCCCGTCCGGCGTTGTGGCGAAGCTGCTGGCCCGCACGTTCGCCGGCACGGTCGCCGCGGTCGGCGCGCTGGTGAAGCGGCCGGCGAAGTCGTTCACCGGCTCGGTGACACCGGCCGGCACGGCGGCCATGGCCGAGGGTGCCGCGCCGTCGATCGTGACCCGCCCGTTCACGGGCACCGTGTCGAGGCCGAACACCGGGATCGTCGTGCGGCCGAACACCGGGACCGTTCCGAGGCCGTAGGGGAGGCGCTGTGGTCAACGCCGCACCTGCCCTGGCCCGTGGTCGCGCGGCCGCCGAGTCGCTCATGGTCGACACGTGCACGATCCGGCACCGTACCGGCGAAACTACGGACACGACGACCGGGGTGGTGACACCGACGACGACGACCGTCTACACGGGACGGTGCAAGGTGCAGCAGTCCACATTGGGCGCGGCCAGCGAGCCGCGCGATCCGGGCGAGGCGTCGGTGCGGCTGGTGGCGTACGCGGTGCATCTGCCGGTCGCGACGTCGACGGGCATCCGGGACGGGGACGAGATCACCATCACCGCCGCCGGGCACGACCCGGATCTGGTCGGGAAGGTCTTCACCGTGCTGGGGACCATGGCCAAGACGTACGCGACCGCCCGTCGCCTTCAGGTGCAGGAAGTAGCCACCTGACCGTCCATGTAGGAGGCTGCGATGTTCCACGTGTCGGTGAGCGGGATGGTGCAGTGGGAGGCCCGCTACGACGCCGGCCGTCGTGCCGCGGGCACGAAGTTCCGGGGCGTCACCAACAAGGGCGCCCTGAACGTGAAGCTCGGCTGGCAGCGGCGGTGGCGGAACCTGTCGCACGCGCCGATGCTCGCCGACGCCATCTCCTACGACCTGACCTCGCGCGGGATGGGCGAGCACAGCGCCGAGATCGGCCCGGACAAGACGCGGCCACAGGGCGCGCTGGGGAACCTGATCGAGTTTGGGTCGGTGAACAACCCGCCGCACCCAGGAGGCCTACCCGCGGCGATCCGTGAGGAGCCCCGCTTCGTGGACGCTGTGGCGGACGCGGGTGAGGAAGCGGCCGGCGGATGACGGCGCCGACCGAGGTCGACCACAAGGCGGTCGGGTTGGCACTGCTGACCGCCGCTGGGCTGACCGTGTATGACGGGAAGCTGCCCGATTCGGCCACCGACGTTGCCCCGCCGTACGTGCTGGTGTACACGTTCGCCGCCTGGCCGGACGCCGACGGGGCGCAGGGCCTCGACGGCCTGTCGGGGACGTGCGTCGTGACCTGGTACTGCCATTGCGTCGGCGGTAACGACACCGCCGCCCTGGTGGTGGCCGGCCGGGTGCGGGCGGCGCTGCTGGACCAGCGGCCAACGATCGCCGGCCGGTCGGTGGACATGATCCGCCACATGAGCTCGCTGCTGCCGGACCGGGACGAGGCCCTACGCCGCAGCGTGATTGACCACGTGCACGTGTACCAGCTCCAGACCCGCCCCGGCTGACCGGGCCGTATCCACATAGGACATTCCCGCCCCGGCGGATCTCTCTAGGGAGGTGCGTCGGTGACGGCGCAGGTTTCACAAGCGATCGTGACGACGGGTACGACACCGTCCGCGCTCACTCCGCAGGCGACCGACACGATCGCCAGGTCCCAGTTCGGTCCGAACGGCGCGTTCATGCGGGTCATCACGACGGGCACCGCGACGAACGTGTCGGTCCTCGACCCGAACCTGACGGCGCAAGGCAACGCGGGCACGGTCGTCGCGGTCGCCGCACCGTCGACCGGCGTGCGGATGATCTACATCCCGCTGGCGGCGATCAGCCAGTCCACCGACCAGGCATCGGTCACATTCAGCGGCGCCCTCACCGGCGTCACATACGAGCTGTACCGGGTCTAGGGGGGCTGACGCATGACGGACGTTTTCAGCGACGGCAACATCCGGGTCCAGTGGGTGACGGCGATCAGCAACATCGCCCTTCCGACGACGACCGAGCTGAACCTGGGCACCCGCCTGGATTCGACGATGACCGCGGACGGTCTGATCGGGTTCGAGGCGGAGACGCAGCCGGTGGAGACCACCCCGCTGTCGGGGATCTTCGACACCGAGCTGCCGGGCCGGTCGAAGTTCTCCGGCAACGGGCTGCGGCTGAAGAAGCAGAACGGCGGCGACGCCATCTTCACGCTGCTCGCGCCGAACACCACGGGGTTCGTGGTGATCCGCCGGTCGATCGCGGCGGCGACGGCGTACGCGACGGGGCAGAAGCTCGAGGTGTACCCGTCGACGACCGGGGTGGAGAAGTACCTGGCGCCGGAGGCGAACACCGTCGAGCGGTACGAGGTGCCGATCTTCGTCTCCTCGCAGCCGAACCTGCGCGCGGCGGTGGCATAGCGTGGCGCGGAGCAAGGCCGAGATCAAGGCGCTCGTCGCCGGTGCCCGGCTGCCGGAGCGGGTCGTGTCGATCCCGATGCGCGGGGACCTGGCCGCCGAGTGCGAGCGCCTCGAGGAGCAGTTGCGGGACCTGGAGCTGGAGCAGGGCGGCCCGGGCGCGTCGCTGTCCGGCAACCCCCGGGCCCGCGAGGTGGCGGAGCAGATCGAGGCGTTGCGTAAGCAGATGAAGGACTCCATGTTGGAGTTCCGGCTGCGGGCGTTGCCGAAGCGCCGGGGCGGGAAGCAGCCGACCTGGAACCAGCTGAAGGACGCCAACCCGCCCCGGGAGAACCACCCGGTGGACAAGGAGAACGGCTGCAACACCGACGAGTTCGGGGAGCAGCTGCTGCGACTGTCGATTGTGGAACCGGAGCTGGACGACGAGGACTGGGACAACCTGCTCGACGGCCTGAGCGACGGCACGTTCCTGGTGCTGGTCGGGTACTGCTTCGGGGTGAACCAGTCCGACGTAGATGTCCCTTTCTCGTTCGCCGCCTCGCAGATTCTGCGGAACTCCGACTCCGAGTAGAGGCGGCGCAGCAGCTCGGCGTGTCGGTGAAGCGGCTCGACGGGTGGGCGCCGGCGTCGGTCACGGAGTACGAGTACGACGACGACGGCCGCCTGGTCCGGGCGGTGACCGAGCAGGAACCGGAGTGGGACGAGACCGAACGCGGGTGGATGGTCGCGCTGACCGCGTACCGGATGTCGGTCCACGACCAGTGCGGCACGTACCTGCCGGACAGCACCGGGCCGGCCGCTGAGGGCGCGTACCGGGCGAAGCTGCCGATCCGTTGCCACGCGTGCACGGCCCGGATGGACGCGGTCGCGACGCATCTGAAGGGTCCGCACGCCAATCATCCCGAGGCCCTGTTGTGGCAGGTGGAACGCAGAGGGGCGTGAGTCGTGGCTGTTCGCACCGTGACCGTGAACCTGCGGATGAACGCGGTCCAGTTCCTGACGAACGGCCGTGCGGTGGTGCGGCTGAACGGGGACATGGCCGACAGCTTCCGCCGGTTGGCGACGGACGCGACGGCGGCGAACAACGCGACCGAGAGCATGTCGCGTCAGATCCGCCAGCTCGGCAACCGGGCCCGGATCGCGGAGAACCGGGTCCGCGAGCTCCGCGAGGAGATCAACCGGCTCGCCGCGGCGGCGGCCGCGGCGAACGCGAACATCAACATCATCAACGGTCCGGGCGGTGGCCGGGGCGGCATGGGTGGCTTCTTCGGCCTGTTCCGCCGGGCCTGGGGCGCACTGCCGCAGCAGGTCCAGATCGCGATCGTTTCGGCGGCGGTGGCGATGGCGATCATGTTCGTGACCGCGCTCGGCGCGATGATCGGCGCGTTGATGACTCTGATCCTCGGTGGCGTCGTGATAGCGGCGATGGTCGCGATCGCGGCCAAGACCAGCGACGCCGTGCAGTCCGCGTTCAGCAACGCGTTCCGGCCGATCGGTACGCAGGTGAAGGGGTTCGCGCAGGCCGCGATGGGGCCGCTCGTGCTGGCGGCCCGCGACTTCGGTAACGCCTGGAACGACATCGGTCCGCAGGTGAAGTCGATGTTCGAGCTGATGGCCGATTCGATCCGCCCGCTCGCGCGCGGACTGACCGGGTTCCTGTCCGCGGCCATGCCGGGGCTGAATGAGGCGCTGCGCAACGCGGGACCGATCATCCGCCAGTTCGCCCGGGACCTGCCCGCGGTGGGCCGCGAGTTCGGCGAGATGTTCGCCCAGATGAGCCGCGGCCAGGGCGTGATGAAGGGCATGCGGCTGTTCATGATGGTGCTCGCCGGCACGTTCCGCCTGTTGGGCAACACGGTCCACGGCCTGGCGGTCGGGTTCGACTTCCTGACCCGTAACGGTGAGCGGATGACCCGCTTCCTGTCCCACCTCCCGCTGATCGGCCTTGTGGCGGGTCCGATCGCGGACGTGCTGGGCACGATCAACGACGCGGGCCGGGAGGCGGCGGCGCGGACCGGGGACGTTGCCGCCGGCGCTGACGACATGGCGGTTTCGTCCGCGCGGGCCGCACAGGCGACCGGCAACCTCGCTAAGCAGATCGCGGCGCTGAACGACCAGCTCGAAGCGAGCGCCCAGAAGATGCTGGGCTTGGACAACGCCCGTCTGGCGTTCAATCAGGGCCTCATCGACCTGAAGAAGTCCTTCCAAGAGAACGGGCGCAGCCTCAACGACTTCACCGAAAAGGGCATCGCGAACCGCACGATGCTCAACCAGCAGATTGAACTGGCGATGCGTGCCCGCGCCGCGTTCATCGAACAGAACAGCGCCACCCTTGGCGTGGCCGAGGCGACCCGGCAGGCCAACGCAATCTTCGGGCAGAACGTGGCGGCGATTCAGGCGGTCATGAGGGCGGCCGGGTTCACTCAGGCACAGATACAGGCGATGACGGACAAGTGGATGGCGTGGGTCAACACGCCGGCGAACGTGAACAAGTCGTCGACGATCACGACCTACTACCGGACCGATGGGAAGCCGGCCACCGCTGGCCGGCCGGGCCCTGCTCCGGGTATCCGGTACTTCGAGCGCGAGGGCGGGATCCATTACGCCCGCAAGGGTTTGACGAACCTCTCCGGGCAGGCGGCGATGTTCCGTCCGGGCTCGACAACGTACGGGTTCGCGGAGATGGGCACCGGTGGCGAGGCGTTCATCGCCCGCAACGCCGACCACGGGCGCAGCTTGGCCATCGCGAACCAAGCGGCCAGCTGGCACGGCGGCAGGGTCGTCACCGGCGGCGGATACGGCGGAGTGCTGGAGGTACGCATGGTGTCCTCCGGTGTCATCTCCGATCCGCTCGACAAGGCCATCTTCAAGCGCGCGGACGACGCGCTCCACAATGGAGAGTGGCGGCTGCAGGTCGTCGGTAACCGGGTGAAACCGGTATGACGCTCGTCGACGGGCTGCGGGTGTGGCTCGGCTTCGACGTGGCGACCGGCGAGCTCGCCAACCTGGCCGACGACCCGCTGGACTGGCCGTGGACCGATGTCACCCCGTGGGTGTACCTCGACGGGGCCGGTGTCACCATCGACGTCGGCTACGGCGAGGGGTCCGACGAGGCGTCACCGACGGCGATCTCCTTCACCGGTAACCATTCCGACGGCCGGTGGGCGCCCGGCAATCCGCGCGGCGCCTGGTTCGGGCTCATCAACTACGACACCCCGGTGAAGGTCACCTTCGACCCGGGCACCGGCCCGGTGACCCGGGGTATCGCGTACCTGTCGGACCTGCCGCAGGAGTGGTCGGCTGGCGGGTTCGACCTGCGGGTGCCGGTGAAAGCGCTCGGCGTCCTCGCCCGGCTCGAGTCCGCGGATCCGCTGGAGTCGTACGCCCGGCGGGCGACGCTGGGCAACTTCGACCCGCCGGTGGCGTACTGGCCACTGGAGGACGGGCGGGACTCGACCCGGTACGCGTCGGCGGTGGCTGGGCAGCCGGACGGGACGACCCTGTTCGAGATGAACCTGGCCGCCGACTCCGACTTCGGCGGGTCGAAGCCGCTGCCGCAGCTGACGGCGACCGGCTACCACATGTTCACCATCGCCCCGTACGAGCGGACCACCCCGGAGGCGTGGGCGGTCCAGATGGCGGTGCGGATCCCCGAGCGTCCGGTGTCGACGATCGAGTTCGGCATGGCGGTCATCTCGGAGACCAGCACGGTGCGGCGGTGGGTGTTCGAGATCACGAACGCGACCCCGTCGGTGTTGTATCTGCGGGGCTACAACGCCGCCGGCGCGGAGGTGCTCGGCGACCCGGGGCTGCTGTTCGACTCGATCGGGAACAGCTTCGACCGTGAACCGTTCGGCGACCAGATGGCGCTGGAGATCCGGGCGATGCAGAACGGCGCCGACATCGACTGGCAGGCCACGTACTGGCATCAGGCGGGCAACGGGGCCGTGTCGTTGGGGACGGTGGCGGGGGCGACCCTGGGCCCGGTGGGCCTGATGGTCACCGGTGGTGGGGGCGGCCTGGACGGTCACACCGTGGCCCACTACGCGGCCTTCGCCCTGTCGACGCCGAACGGTTTCTCGTCGGCTGCCGCCGTGGCCAACGGCGGCGACGGCGAGCAGGCGACGGTGCGGTTCAACGTGCAGGCCTCGTACGGCGGGGTGTGGGCCGAGTTCGCGAACCCGGCCGGCGATCCGATGGGGTTCGTACCCACCGACACCCTGGTCGGGATCCTGCGCGAGTGCCCGACGTTCGACGGTGGGCTGATGTTCGAGCGCGCCAACGGGCGGCTGATGTTCCGACCGTTGGTGACGCTGCTCAACCAGACACCGGCGTGGTCGGTCAGCTACCAGGGGCAGGTCAAGTCGCTGGAACCGGTGGCGGCGATCCGCGACTACATCAACCGGGTGACCGTCGACCGGGTCAACGGGTCAGCGGCGACCGCCGACGGTGTCGGCCCGCTGGCACCGGTCCGCCGGCCGGTCCGATCCAGGCCGGTCACGGTGAACGCCCAGTCGGACCTGAACCTGAAGTACCACGCGCAGTGGGCCGCGGCGGTCGGGTCGTGCCCCGACGACCGGTACACCCTGGGCCTGCAGCTCCACGCCGGCGCCGCGGGCAAGCTCGCCGCGTGGCTGGCCACGGACGTCGGGGACCGGGTCCAGGTGACCGACCCGCCGGAGTGGATCCCGGAGACGATCGACCAGTACGTGCGCGGCTGGTCGGAGCGGATCAACCGGATCGAGTACGAGGCGACGGTGCGGCTGATGCCGTACCGGCCCTACCGCGCGTTCGTGGTCGAGTCGACGGACGGGAACCTGGGCAAGGCCGACACCTCCGGGTGCCGGCTGCTCGCCGCGGTCACCAGCTCGGCGACGTCGGCGATCGTCGGCACCTACGGGCGGCCGGCGTACAAGACGGGGCACGCGGCGAAGTGGTCGACCACGTCACTGCCGTACGACCTGGCGCTGCGCGACGTCGAGCGGGTCCGGTGTACCGCGGTCACGAACAATGCGCCGACGTTCGTCGCGGCGGGCACGGCGTCGCACGGCGACAACGCGTCGCTGACGCCGGCGCTGCCGGCGGGGCTGACCGTCGGGGATCTGCTGCTGTGCCTGGCGGCGATCCGCGACGACACCGGCGCCCGACCGCTCACCCCCGACGGGTGGGTACGCCTGGCAATGTTCGGCCTGGCCGACAACGTGCAGCTGTTCGCCCGGCAGTACCGGGCGACGGACACCGCGCCGACGGTCGAGTTCGCCAACGGCGCCGCCGGCGACTCGACCACCGCGCAGTTGTGCGCGTTCCGGTACCTGCAACCGGTGCTGCACAACCGGGCGCTGCGGCTGTCGAACGCCGCATCGTCGACGACGATCACCACCCCGGACCTCGGGGTGATCCGCAACGGCTGCGTGATCATCGTCGCGGGGTGGATGAAGGACGACTGGACGTCGGTGGCACCACCGGCGGGGATGACCGAGATCGGCGAACCGGACACGGCCCTGGGTGGCGACCACGGCGCCACGTGGGCGTACCAGATCCAGACCACCGCGACCCGGGTCGCGGCGTCGAGCTTCACGATCACCGGCGGCACTTCGGCGGTGTCGAAGGCCGGCGCTGTCGCCGTGCTCGGCGACGTCCAGACCCTGACCCTGACCCGCGGCATCAACGGGGTGCAGATCGCACACCGGGCCGATGACGCGGTCAACCTCTGGCGCGGTGGGGTGGTGAGACGACCGTGACGATCAACGCCGGTGACACCCCACCCGCCGACGAGCTGAACGACCCGACCGGTTCGACGGTCGCCCGTGGGGAGCGGCCCACCACCTCGTCGACGACGACGTCCGAGACCGCGGTGCTGCGCATCGACGCGGTCCCGGTGGAGGTGGGCCGCGTCTACTGGGTCGTCACGAGCAACCTGTTCCTGGCCTCGTCGGTCGCTGCGGATGTCATCACGGGTCGGATCCGCGCCAGCACCGCGGGCGCCGCGACGACGGCCTCCGCGATCGTCGGTGAGGGTGGCACGACCCAGCCCACCACCACCGCGTTCGGGGTGCCACTGCGGGTCAAGTACGTGCCGGGCTCCACCGGGAACGTGTCGTTCCTGCTGTCGGTGGCACGCATCGGTGGGACCGGGAACGTCAGCATCGTGGCCGCGACGAACCATCCGACGATCGACCTGGCCGTGATCGACGGTGGGGTCGATCCGGGCGACACGGGGGTGGACCTCTGATGATCAGACAGAACGAGGCCGGGTGGGCGGCCGACGACCGGGAGCGGCACTGGTTCGGCCACGAGCTCGGCGGCCCGGTCCTGGCGCGTAAGTACGCCGTCGACCCGCCGGACCCGGACTACCCGCCGACGGTGGAGCTGACCGCGGCCGAGTGGGCGCAGGTGTCCGCCGGCGAACCCGACCAGTTGGCGCTGGATGAGCGGCTGGATGCCCTGGTCTGGCCGGGGCCATGACCAACGCGCCCGCTGACCTGCTCGCGGTCCGCCGGTACCTGCTCACCACGACCGGGCTGTCCGGCGACGCCGTGGGGATCGTCGGCGACCCGGACCACGCGGCGTCGGGCGGGTACCACGAGGGCAACGACGACCTTGCCCGCGTAGGGCGACTGAACACCGACTACTCCAAAAAGGAGTCGGCCCGCGACCGGCCCGGCACGAACGCGGCCAGCGCGCTCGACATCGGCGACTTCACCCGTGGCGGTGTGTCGCTGCGGTCGGTGAGTCTCGGCCTGGTGGCCGCGTGCCAGCGGGGCGACGCCCGGTGCCGGGACGTCCGCGAAGTGATCTACACGCCGGACGGATCGACCGTGCGCCGCTTCGACCGGCTCGGGATCCGTTCGACCGGCGACTCGTCGCACCTGTTCCACACGCACATCAGCTTCTTCCGGGACTCCGAGGGCCGGCGGGACCGGCCGGACAACGTCCTCGGCCTGCTGGCCGAGCTGATCGAGGGCAAGAGCACGGGAGGGGACGACATGGGTAGCAGCTGGACCGAGCCGCTCACGCAGGGCGCACCCGGGTACGCCGGGCACCAGCGCGACACCGCGTTGGCGTTCACCTGGCAGCACGCCGCGACTGCGGCCGACGGCGTGGCCAAGCTGCTGACCGCTGCCGCTGCGGAGGTTGCCCGGGATGCGGCGGCGAGGGCCGCGATTGACGCGCTCGCCGCGGCGATCACGGCCGGCGGCGGGTCCGTCGACGTGGCGGCGGTGAAGGCCGCGATCAACGACGCGGTCCATGACGCGGTCGAGCCGTTGCAGGCGCAGATCGCCGACCTGCGCGCCCAGCTGGCGGAGCGGGACCGCGCCGCCGCGGTCAGCTGGGATAGCACCACCGCCCCGGCGGGCTGAGGTGTGGGCGGAACTCGCCCCGTTCGTACAACCGTCGCTGGCGGTGCTGCTCGCCCTGGTCGTGGTGCTGCTGCTGACCGGCAGGATTGTTCCGGTGAGCACACTGACGCGCGAGGTGGCGGCCGAGCAGCGCCGCTGTGACGACATTGCGGCCGCCCGGGATGCCGAGCGGGCCCGGGCGGACAAGCTGACGGAGTACATCCATCAGCTGCTGCCGTACGCGCACGTGACGGGGGAACTGATCGGGGAGATGCGTCGGGCGTTGCCCGGCGACGGCACCCGGCCGCCTGTGGCGGCGGACGACGGGAATGCGTCGTGAGGTGGATCTGGTCGCGGTGGCGGCGCCGGCCCGCCGACAACGAGGCGGCGGCGTGGCGGCGGGAGTCGGAGCGCCGGCTGGCTGAGGTGCAGCGGTTGGAGCCGGCGGTGCGGCTGGTCGCCGACCAGTTGGCGGCGGCGGCCGAACAGAACAACTTCGCGGCGATGGTGGCCGCGGCTTTCGGGCGGCGATAGTGATCCGGTTGGTTGGTAGTGCCCTGATCGTCGGCACGGGCGTGTTGGCGTGGCTGTTCGTGGTGCTGTATCACGTGCGGCAGCCGTGGTGGCGGTCGGCGATGGGCCAGCACATCATGACGTATTCGGTGGTCGTGGCGGCGGTGTTGACGCTGTCGGCGATCGGGATCCTGATCGGCCGTCCGGCGTGGTTCGAGGTGCTGCGGCTGGTGGTGTTCTGCGGTGTGCCGGTCGCGATCGGCTGGCGGATCGTGATCCTGCTACGGGTGCCGCCCGGGCGTCGGCGGCGGAGGTGAGCGGGATGCGGCGGAGGTACTGGCTGGTCGCGTTCCTCGGCATCACTGCGGTGGCGATCGGCATGGAGCTGTGGGCCTCGTTCGACGGTGATCCGTCGACCGACCCATGGACGGATCTGATCGTGCGCTACATCCCGTGGGAGATCACCGCGGTCCTCGTCGGCGCCCTGATGCTGTGGCTGCCGCTGCATTTCGGCTGGCGCTACTGGCGCCGCCGCGAGAGGAGAGAGCATGGACAAGCAGCTGGTGACCGGTGACGAGCAGGAGCCCGTCTTCAGCCGTGCGGTCGCGGTCGCTGTCGCAACGGCCGGGGTCGGCGCCGCGGTGGCGTTCGGCCTGCCGTTGACCGACGCGCAGCAGACCGCGGTGATCGCGGTGGTCGCCGCGGTGGCGCCGCTGGTGCTCGCCTGGTGGGCGCGCCGGCATGTGAACTCGCCCGCGTCGACCGCGAAGGTCCTCGACCGCCGCTGACACCCTGATTGAAACTGAGCGCCCCGCCCCTCCCTCGGGAGGTGGCGGGGCGCTTCTTCGCGTCTACGTGAGGTGCTCGACAGCGACCCGCGCCAGCCACCGGTCGCCGGCCTGCTGCCATTGCCCGATCAGCGTGTACGGGGCGGGCTCGAGGCGACGCTCAGCGGCCGGGATGAGGTCCTCGGCGCGGTCCACGTCCTGGAGGATGCAGCCCCACACCTGCCGGCCGTCGCCGTCGGGCAGCTCGGTCGGGTACTCGTACACGGTGAGGTCGGCGGTGTGGTTCTCCGGCCACCAGCGTTCGATCACGACGTACCACCACATGCCGGCCACCGTACGCCGGGCGGCCTGGTCCTGGGCGGCGAGTACGTCTTTCCAGGTGATCGCCGGTCCGGGCCAGTCGGCGCGGGGGCCGCTCACCGGCGCCGCCCGGCGAGGGCGAGCAGGCCCATGGCGGCGAGCCAGGCTGCGACGAGCAGGACGACAGCTGCGATGGGGGGCACCGGGCGCGTCCTTCCTGCGGGTGCCGGGGGTGCGGGCGCGAAGCTTGCGGGCTGACCGCGGCGTACCCCCGGCACGGGGGGCGAGCCGGCCCAACGCCCCGATGGCAGCCAGACCGACCCTGCTCGCCACCGGGCGGACCTGATTGCTGACCAGGGACACCCGGTGACTCGCCGTCCAAGGTAGGATACTTAGTGTCCTAAGTGCAACCCCGGCTGAGGGCAGACTTTGGACACTAAGTACTTGATCTGGCGAGCCAGAGGTGGTGGCATGGTCACGCTGACCAGGGAGAAGACCATGCCACGCGTGTCTCACACGCGGCGGGTACACGACGACATCCGCGCGCGGATCGAGTCGGGCGAGTACCCGCCGGGTTCCAAGCTGCCGACACAGGCGGCGATGATGGCCGCCTACGGCTGCTCGGAGACGCCGATCAAACAGGCGATCCGGATGTTGGAGGCGGCCGGCTGGGTCGAGGGACACCAAGGGCTCGGGGTGTTCGTGACCGAGCGCCCACCGATCGCATAGCCGATCATGCGAGTGACGGCCGTCTAACCGAGGGTCATCCTGTGGGGTTATGACCCAACCACCCCAGCCCGACCAGCCGGACCCGTACCAGCCGTACGCGCCCCCGCCACCGCCGACGAGCGGACCACCGGCCGGCTACTACCAGCAGCCGGTGAGCACCCCGCCGGCCGGCTACCCCGGCTACCCGACCTCGCCCGGGTACCCGGTCACCCCGTACCAGCCGCAGTACCAGCAGCCCCAGCAGGTCATCGTCGTGCAGAGCCCGGCGACGTCGGGGTGGGCGGTGGCGTCGCTGGTCCTGTCGATCCTCGGCCTGGTGTTCGTGTGCTGCACGTTCGGCGCGTTCTCTATCCTCGCGGTGCTGACCGGGCACATCGGGATGATGGAGACCCGCAACGGCGTCCGGGCCGGCCGCGGTATGGCTGTCGCCGGGCTGATCATGGGCTATGTGGTGGCGTTGCCGGCGATCATCCTGACGATCCAGATCGGCGCGGCCGGGGTGATCGGGTCGTTCCAGCCGGACCCGGTCCCCTCGTGAGCTGCGACAGCCGTGGGCGGTCACGCTCTGATAACGGAGGAGTTACTCTCGGATGATCGGATGAATTCAATTCATCTCGTGAGGGGATGATCTCACTCCGTAACATGTGCAACTCTCACGTCGGGGGCCGGGCGCGGAAACTTAGGAGGCGCCCATGCCCATCGCCGTCATCTACATCCGTCCCGGAGGCGCAACACCGGACCAGCAGAAACGCGCCTGCCTCGCCTACTGCTTTCGTCACGGTTACAACATCGACAGCGTCTGCGACCAATCCGCCGAGGTGGCAGCGCTCGTCGAGGCCGGCACCGCGTCGATCGTCGTGGCCGCCTACGACGGCGACGACCGGGCGCTGACCGCCCGGATCCAGCACGCCGGCGGCCGGGTGGAGTACGCCCGGCCGCCGCGACAGCGTGTCCGGCTGCACGCCGACGTGCTGATCGCCGGCATGTACGAGCGGGGCGCGAGCGTGGGCACCATCGCGCATCTGCTCGACGCCCCGGCGGAGGACATCCGCGCGGCTCTGTACCGGGCCGGGTACCGGCTGCCGCCGGAGGACAGGCCACCGCCCCGGTCGCGTTCATGACCGGGGCGGTGGATACTGTCCGTGCTCGGATGTCTACGCGGATGTCGGAGCGAAGAGGACGGGCAGCGCTGCGATCGCAGTCCGGCGCTGCTCGTCCGTCACCAGGGTGTATATCGCCGTCGTGGCCGGCGATGAGTGGCCCATCAGCTCCTGCACGGTGCGCAGGTTCGCGCCGTTGAGCAGGGCCGTCGTCGCGAACCAGTGCCGGTAACGGTGCATCGTGACGCCGCGCAGCCCGATCCGCCGGTGATGCACACCGCCCTCGCGGGCCAGACCGTCGGCGTCCCAGTGCGGATCGAGGCGACCGGCGGGCAGGTCCCGCACGGTGACCCAGATCTGCGCCGCGGTGGGCACGGTGCGCTGCTTGCCGCCCTTGCCCTTCACGGTGATGTTGATCGGGGTGATGTCCTCCCTTCGGATCGTGACCAGCTCGCAGCACCGCAGCCCGGCGTACGCGGCGAGCAGGATCCGCCGCTGCCAGTCCGGGTCGGAGTGCTCCAGGGCGAACTGGAGTTCGGCGTCGCTGACCGGCCGGGGCAGGGTGGCGGGCACCCGCGGTCGGATCAAGGAAGCGGACGGGTCGTAGTCGAGCTTCGGGTTGCGTGGGTCGCACGCCCAGCTGAAGTAGCCGCGGACGTGCCCGTAGTAGGTGGCTTTCGTCTGGGGCCCCCATTCGTCACGGGCGAGCCACCCGGCGAGTTCCTCGACGGTTGCCTGGTCGAGGCCCATGGGCAGGTCGGCGTTGATCCGATGCAGGACCTTGCGCCGGTCGTCGACCGTGTTGGCGGCCAGTCCGCCGGCTCTGATGTGCGCTAGATGCGCTTCGATGAGGTCGGTCATGTGGGGAGTCTCCGCGCCGGCGCGGCTGGTGATGGTGGTCATTGCCGCCTCATGCCGCTGCTGGTGACGAGATCCGCACGGGCCGCCGTGGTCCGTTCGGTGGTGACCCCGTTCGTGGTCGCCCGTCCGGTCGTACCGACATCGGTCGATCAGTCACCCGCCGATACCGCACGGTATCCCGGCCCGGCCGAGTCGGCATCCCGTGAGGGCCGGCCAGTTGGCCGCCCAGCAGTAGCCAGTTGAAGTCGACGTCGAGGCCGTCCGCGATCTTCCGGCAGACGTCGAGGATGTCGAGGGGTCTCTTTCCGTTCTCCCAGTTGGACCAGCTTCCGTAGTTGAGGCCGGTCTGCGCTGCGGCTTCTCGGATCGTCATGCCTGCGAGTTTGCGGGCGAGCAGCAGGCGGTTGCTGAATGTGTCGGCCGGGATCCGGCCCGTCGGCGCCATTGGGGGAGCGTCCGGCTTGGCGTCGGGCTCCCCAGGATTCGCGGTCATGCCACCAGCTTGCGGCTCGCCAACTCCTTTGGCAATGGCAAGCTCATGTTTTGGACGAGGCTGATCTAACCGTTCGGACTAGTCAGTGCCCTGTTGACGGCATGCTCTTGTCAATGACAAACTCAGCCCATGTCCGAGGCACCCAGGCTGTACATCGAGGTTGAGGCGAAGCTCGGCGAGGCTCTCGGCCCGCTGATCGCCCAGCGGCGCAACGAGAACGTGGCGTGGCGCCGGATCGCGAACGAGATCACCGCCCGCACGGGCATCGACATCACCGGCGAGACGCTGCGGCTCTGGCACCAGGGCCGTCCGGCGATCGCCTCGCCTGCGGCCTGAGGCCGCCGTGATCACCCCGGCCGGTCAGCGCCGCCCGCTCCCCACCTCTCACGGGACGCCGGGCGATCCCCGTACCGCCGACCGGCCGGGGGCACCGAAGACATTCCTCGGGGTGGTGAGAGCCGGGCCGCCCGAGGCGACGGGCGGCCCGGCGCACCACCCGCAACAGCAAAGCGGCGGCCAGTGCCGCGAGCACTGACCGCCAGGTGATCCACCCCATCGCAGGAGAGGACGGACCGATGGAAACGGTACCGGCACCCACCGACACAACCACCGACGGCGACCCCGAGTGCATCTGCTACGACTCGAACCTGCCGGCCCGGGCCGACTGCCCGTACTGCCGGCCCGTCGAGCCGGCCGCACCGCCGCTGACCGCTGGCACCGTCGAGCCCGGCGCGATCATCCGCTGGCGCCCCGACACCAGCTGCGGCGAGGAGATCGTCCGCGTCGAGCACGTCAGCCGCGCCGCCGACCCGGACCGCAACATGGGCCGCAGCGTCCTGCTCGTCTTCGACGACGCCCGGATCGACTGGTTCGGCCCGACCGAGGTCCTCACCCCCGTCCCGCCGGACGAGTACCAGCGCCACCTCGCCGACATCGAAGCCCACACCATCCGGGTCACGACCGCCGCCGCGCTGCGCCAGATCGCGGATCTCGTCGACGGCGACCTGCCCCTGCCGCAGTACCGGCTGACCGTCAGTGCGTGCGTGAACTCGGTGGCCGACCTGGCACGCGCGGCCGAGCTGGTCGGCGGCGCCGTCCAGCGTGGCCGTCCCGACCACGAGATCGCCGTCATGAACCACGACTTCGGTAGGTACGGCCGCCGGTCGTTGGTGGAGTTCCACCTCCAGGCGACCGACCCGGTCGCAGATCAGCCGACCGGCGGTGCGTCGTGACCGCGACCCTGACCCGGCCGCCGACGGCGCAGCAGCAGGCTCTCGCCGCCGCCAGCCTCGTCCACGCCCGCGACGGCCTCGCTACGACGCTGCTCTACCTCGCCGAGCGGGTCGCGGTCGAGACCGTCGACGACGCCTGCGCCGTCCTGGAGCCCGCGATGGCCGCCCTCGACCAGCCGGAGCGGCACGACCGGGCGGTCGCCATCGCCGACGCGGCAGGGGACGCGCACGGCACCTGGTACGAGGGCCACCCCGACCGGGAGCGGGCCGCCGCCCACCTGACCGCCCTCGTCATCACCGCCGCCGACCGGGTGATCAGGGTGCTCCGCTACGACGCCTGCGTCTGCCGGGAGGTGACCCGGTGCGATCAGTCCTGACCCTCACCAGCGTCGGCGACGAACACCCCACCCCGTTCGTGTGGTTCGCCCACGAGCCGGAGATCGTGCGGATCGAGTTCGTCCACTGCACCTGGCGGGTGCCGCGCGGGGTGCTCGTCGACGGCCTCGACGAGCTGGCCACCTGGCACGACCTCGCCGTGTGGCCGAACAACGACGGCAGCGGCGAGCTCACCCTGGCGTTCACCAACCCGGAGGAGACCCGCTCGGTCGTCGAGATGGTCACCTCGCGGGCCGGCCTGGCCCGGTTCGTTCGCGAAACGCTCCTTGTCGTCCCCCGCGACCTGTCGCGGCGGTTCACCCTCGGCGCGTTCCTCGCCGGGGTCGGCGGGGCGTGATCCCGATGACCGTCTTCCTCGGCGATCCGGGCTACCCGAAGCCCCGCGACGTTCCCATGCCCGCCGCCGCGTTGCTCGCGGACTTCTACTGCGAGGTCGGCGCCTGCCGCCGCACCTCGTGCCCGCGCTGCGCCGCCCAGCGCCAGCCCGAACCGTTCCTCACCGCACAACCAGCACCGGAGCCAGCACCATGACGATCACCCACCTCATCGCCGTCGCCCTCGTCGTGGCCGCCGTCGCGTTCCTCCTGCTCGCCGTTGCCACGGTCGCCGCGCTGGCCCGGGCGGGCCGGTTCCGCCGGCAACGCGACGACGCCCGCGCCCAGCTCGCCACCACCCGCACGAAGCTCGCCGCCCTGGAGCGGCGCAGCACCTACCTGCGGCCGGTGTCCCCACGCACCCCCGTCGTCCGCGGTGACGCGCTGACCCGCGTCATCAACGGCAGGTACCGGTGAGCCCGGAACGCGTCGCCCTGGCGGCGCTGACCCTGTTCGCCCTCGTGCTCGTCGGCGCCCTGATGTGGCTGATCACCGCCGACCACCGGCGGGCCCGCCGGATCGTCCGGAACCTGCGGTCGACCAGCAGCAACCCGGCGATGCCGCTCCCCGGTGACGGCGCGGTGTGCGCCGCGAACCGCCTCGACCTCACCGGCGACCAGCGCCGCGCCGAAGAACAGGCGCTCGAACGGCTGCTCGCCCTGCCAGCGAAGGAGATCCGATGACCACCACCACCGTGCTCGCGTGGCACGGCGACCAGGCCCTGCGGGACCGCATCGTCCAGCGGATGTACCAGCACCGCGAAGCCGACGCGTTCGTGCAGGGCATGTACCAGGAAGTCAACCGCAGCCTGCCCCTCGGCTACCAGGGCTGCGCCATCGGGTGCCTGCTCGACCCGGGTGCAGACCCGGTGGGCGACCCCTGCGAGCGGTGGTGGGTTCAGGTCGAGGAACAGTTCGGCATCCACCGCGACGTCGCCGAGGCGATCGACGACATCTTCGAGTCGTACGACTCCCGCGACGGTGCCGGTGACTTCGCCGTCGACGCGATCGAGGCCATCCCGGTTGGCGCCGACCTGACCGAGGTCGCGGAGTGGTGCCGGGCCGAGTGCGTCACCCTGGAGCGCGAGGCCGGCCAGCTGCTGGAGCAGCTGCGGTCCGCGCCGATACCCGCGAGGGCCGACCGGTGACCGCCGCCGCTCTGACCGTCATCGGACTCGTGACCGCCGCCGGCCTGTTCTCGGCCTGGCAGCTCGACCGGGCCGGCTCGGCTGTGGTCGCGGCCGCCGTGGCCGAACCCCAGCCGGTGCCCGTACCTCACATCGGCGCCACCATGGACGGCCTGCTGCTCGCGCCCGCCGTCGAGGAACTCGACCCGTTCGACCCGCGTTGGCGGCCGGCCGTCGGCTGGGACCCGCCGCTGCTGTTCGCCACGACCATCGTCGAGCGGGCCGGCCTCGCCGACCATCTCGTGGGCGAGGACACCCGGGCGCTGATCCTGTCCGAGGTCCGCCGCAAGGTCGGTGCCCGGTGACCCGGCCCGGCGACGACCGGCTGCTCACGCCGAAGGAAGTCGGGGAGCTGTTCCGGGTCGACCCGAAGACCGTCACCCGGTGGGCGGCCGACGGCAAGCTCCCCGGCATCCGCACCTTGGGCGGGCACCGCCGCTTCTGGGAGTCCGAGATCCGCGCGCTGCTGGACGGTGGCCGGTGAGCGTCTACGCCCTCCTCTGGCTGGTGCTGCGCCTCGTACTGACCGGCCGGGGCCGTTACACCACCGGCGTCACCCTGGACGGCCTGCCGGACCACCTGACCAACATCGTGGACCTGCGCAACTGGAGTCTCAGCTACGCCACCTTGGCGGACCACCCCGGCGACCAGTTCGTGGTGTTCACCGCCGAGCCGGACCGGGCGTTCGACGACGAGGTGAGCGCGCCGTGAACCTGCTTGCCCGCATCGTGTCCCGCCGGGTCCGCCAGCTCGAAGCGGCCCTCGACGCCCAACGCGCGCAGACCCTGACGTGGCACGCCCACTGGCGCCGTGTCGACGCCGCGCAGCAGGCGACCGTCCGCGACCTCGGCACCGTCGGCGACGACCTGGCCCGGGCCCGCGCCGACCGGGACCGGCTTGGTCTCGACCTCGCGGACTGCCGCGCCGCCAAGGCCAGGGTCACCGCCGAACGCGACGCCGCCCGCCGCCTCGCCGACCGGCTCAACGCCAGGACGGCCGACCCGGACACCCGGTACCCGGTCAACAGCGCCCCGTACGAGGACGCCCTCACCGTCGCGCAACGGCGGGCCGCGCTCGCCGAGGCGAACTGTGTCCGGCTGGAGAACCAGCTCGCCGCCGCTGAGGGCCGACCCGCGGCGGTGGTCCGGTGAGCGCGCGCGTCTACGTGCGGTACGTCGGCGAGGTGTCGTCGTGACGATCACCCTGACCGAGCGCCAACGCGAGGCGCTCGCCCGGCTGGCCGCCGTTACCAGCGCCCACCGCGCGGGGCGGATCGTGTTGGCCGACGGGCGCCGGATCGGGCTGCCCGCCGATTTCCAGGTGCTGCGGTCCGCCGGGTTCGTCCGGGTGATCGAGGCGCACGTCCAGGGGCAGGGCCGGTCGCGGGACGTGACGTACGAGATCACCCCACGTGGGCTCGCCTACCTCCAGTCCACATCGGACACGCCATGACCGCCATCGAGCTGCTGCCCGCCACCAAGGCCGTCCCGACCAATCCCCTGTGGCACGACCTCCGTTCCCACGGCGTCACGGCGTCGGAGATCTCGGCGATCCTCGGCATCTCCCCGTGGGACTCGCCGTTCAGCCTGTACTGGCGCAAGACGATGGGCTGGCAGACCGACGACGCGGAGCACCTCGAGGCCGGTCGCCGCGCCGAGGGCATGATCGCGGACTGGTTCGCGGATCGCGCCGACCCGCACGGCAACCTCGTAGTCGAACCCGCCGGGCTGTACGCGCACCCCGACCGGCCGTGGCAGCTCGCCACCCCCGACCGGCTCGTCTACCTCGACCTCGCGCTGGCGCCAGTCTGCTGTGACCACACCCCCTGCATCTGCGCGGAGGAACAACCGCCGGTCGCGGTGCTGGAGTGCAAGCACCCGTACTCCTGGGACGGGTTCGGCGACGACGGCACCGACATCATCCCGGTGTACTACCGGGCGCAGCTGCTGTGGCAGATCGACGTCCTCGGCGTCGATGAGGGCTACCTCGCCGCGTACGCGCAGCACGAGCTGCGGACGTACCGACTGCGCCGCGACGAGGCCGACCTGCGGGTGATGCGCGCCGCCGGCCGGCAGTTCATGGACCGCCTCGAAGCGGGCGACCCGCCGGAAATCGACTCCCACGCGGCGACCGGCGCCGCCCTGAAGCGGCTGCACCCGACCGTGCAGGACGTCGACGTCGAGGTGCCCGTGGACCTGGCCGAGGGGTACCGGCGGGCCCGCGCACTCCGCGCCCGGGCCGAGTCCCTTGTGGACGGGTTCGAGCACCGGATCCGCGCGGCAATCGGCGACGGCCGGCGGGCCATGTGCGGCGGCCGGCTCGTCGCGTCCCGGTCGGTCTACGACCAGGGCACCGACCAGGCCGAGCTGACCGCACTCGAAGACGACTGGCCGACCACGAACCGGCTCAACCCGGGGAGGGCCGCCAGCTATGCCTGACCAGCGGGCACCAATGTCCCGTCCAAGCGCGAAACTTCCGGACGCCCTTCGCCGCGAGGTGCTTTCGGAGCAGGAGTGCACCTATTGCTCTGATCGGATCGGACCATTTGAGGTCGACCACATTCGGCCAGCATCGCGCGGCGGCAACAACGACAGAACCAACCTCACGTGTGCATGCGTCGCCTGCAACACCCAGAAGCGGGCGATGTTCCTTCACGAGTGGATGTCCTGGCGGGAGCGCAACGGAATGACCTGGCCACCCGTCGCCAGCCATGCAACCGAACCGATCCACTACCAAGACAACTGCGCCGCGTGCGAGCGGTCGTACTACGACGCCGACCCTGACGCATTGCAGCGTGACCCGTACCTTGCCGCCGTCCCTCACTCCATGCAGCGAACTGAGGGCGGATGGAAATGCCATTACCGGTGCCGACTCGGGCACTCGTGGACCTGTTGGTTCTCCGTGTCATACGGCATCGGCTGGTTCTCCGACTGCGGCTGCCGCTACTGCGTGGCGTGCCGCGCCGAGGACTCCGTGGTGGCGACGTGACCTCCGACCAAGCATCGAAGGATTCGACATGACCCAAACTGTCTCCCAGGCCGTGGCGCAGCGCGACAACTCGCCCGCCGGCCTCATCCGCCAGTACACGACCGACTTCGCCACCGTCCTCCCGAGCCATGTCAACTCCGCCACCTGGGTGCGCCTCGCCCAGGGCGCCCTGCGGCGAGGGAAGCGCGGGCAGGACGGCCGGTTCGAGCTGGAGACCGCCGCTGCGAACAACCCGGGCGTGTTCCTCGCCGCGCTGCTCGACGCCGCCCGGCTCGGCCTCGACCCCGGCACCGAGCAGTACTACCTCACCCCGCGCAAGGTCGGCGGACGCAACGGCCGGCTGGAGATCCTCGGGATCGTCGGCTACCAGGGCCACATCGAGCTGATGTACCGGGCGGGCGCGGTCGCGTCCATCGTGGCCGAAGTGGTGCGCGCCAACGACGAGTACCGGTACAACCGGGGCGTTGACGAGGTGCCGGTGCACCGGTTTCCGCCGTTCGCCCGCGACGCCGACCGGGGGCCGCTGATCGGCGTGTACGCGTACGCCCGCATGAAGGACGGCGCCGTCTCCCGGGTCGTGGAGCTGAACGCCGACGACATCGCCCGCATCCGCAAGTCCAGCCAGGGATCGGACTCGGAGTACTCGCCGTGGGTGAACCACGTCGTCGCGATGTGGCTCAAGTCCGCGGTCCGGCAGCTCCAGAAGTGGGTGCCGACGTCGGCGGAGTTCCGGCGGGAGCAGGCCCGCGCCGCCGGTGAGGCCCAGCGGGTCGCGACCGCGCCGACCGCCCCGCCCGGCGCCGACCTGCCGGTGCAGGAGTACGTCGACGGGGAGGTCATCGACGAGGTGCCCGTCGACGACGCCGACTGGCCTGAGGTGACCGAACCGGCGGGTGCGGAATGACCGCTGTCCGTCTGTCCTGTGGCTGCGCGAACGACCGCAGCTCGTACCGCCGCTGCCCGAAGTGCGGCTACACCCGTTGTGGCACCTGCCCGCCGCACCAGTCGTGCCAACCGGCGCGGATCGGCGCATCGACCCGGGCCCGGGCGGCCCGACCTGCACCGGTGATCCTGCCCGGCCCGATCCCGACCGGCGAACCGACGTTCGAGCCGCACCGGCCGGCGTGCCGCCGCTGCGAGCGCGAACTGGCCGCGTGCGTCTGCTACGACGAGCCCGCCCTGGAGGCGTCATGACGGAGGTGACCCATGCCGGGACCACGCCCGCCGTCGAAGCCGGCGCCGCGCCCGCAGCCGACTCGACCACCGCTGACCGTGTGGTGGCGACGCACCTGAGCGACATCCGGCTGGCCGTGGACACGCTGCGGCACTACGTCCTCGACCCGGACATGCTCCAGATCGCGGCGCTGCTCGACGGCGCGGCCGACCGGGAAGCCGAGTACCTCGCGGGGGAGCCGGCGCCGAAGTCGCCGCTGCCCGGCGAGGAGGCGTGGTTCGCGTGGGCGGTCGCCCGGATCTTCCTCGGCCAGGAGGTGCCCGATGTCGGGTGAGCGGCAGGTGTCGGACCTCGGCGTGGCCGTGGCCGTGGTCGCCGCCACGTTCGCTGTCGGCGCGGTGTGTTGCGGCCTGCCGGCCGGACTGTTCGGCGGGTGGGTGCTGTGGTGATCGGCGCCGACGAGCAAGTCCTGGAGACGTTCCGCGCCGAGCGGGAGGCGATCTACCGGACGCTGACCGCCCGCCGCCGCGAGCTTGGCTGGTCGCAGGCCGACCTCGGGAACCGGATGGGCACCAGCCAGAGCGCCGTCTGCGAGTTCGAGCGGGGCAAGGTCGAGCCGCGCGTCGACACCTTGCAGCGGTGGGCGCACGCCCTCGGCTACGACCTCGCCCTGCTGCTCGACGGCGGCCAGCGTCGGGTCGAGTCCGCGTCCCTGCTGACTGCCGTTGCCGGCTACCAACGGACCCTCACCGGCGTACTCGGCGCGCTCGTTCGTGACCACGAGCGGATCGATGCCGCGCTGACCAAGCTGGAGCACGGGGCGGGCCGTGGCTGACACCCTGTTCGACGCCGAGCACCTCCGCGAACCGCCGCCGATCCCCGCTCCGGCCGTGCCCCGTGGCGAGCGGCAACGGGCACGGTTCCGGGGCGCGATCGCCGTCGGGATGCACCCGCTGTCGCTGACCGTCTCCCCGTACCTGCGGCTGCACCCCGATGCCCAGCGCGAGATCGGCGGCACCGGGCCACGGTGCGGCGGGTGCCGGTTCCGGGTCAGCGTCGGCGGGCACGCTCGCAGCTTCCCGAAATGCATGTGGCCCGAACCGGACCTGCGCAGGCGGGTGAACCGCGACCGGTTCACCCACGGACCGGCCACGGACTGCCGCGCCTCCTGGCCGGCGTGCACCGACTACCAGCCGGCGGTGACGGGCTGATGGCGCACAACGACTCCACGCCCGAGGTCCTCGCCGTCGCCTGCCCGCACTGCAAACGCGGCGTGCGGCAGCGGTGCCACAACCCGACCGGCGCCGACTGCCTCACCCACCGCGCCCGGTGGGAAGCGGCCGGGCTGCCGATGCCCGCCCGCAAGCCGTACGAGCGGGCACGCCGACACCGGAGCCGACGGTGACCCGGATCCCGCCGGACTGCTGCCCCGGCGAGCCCGCCCACGGCGACCCACACGGCATGCACACCTTCGACTGCCCCGTCTACCTCGCGAACATGGCCGCCCTGGAGCGCTGGAATCGGAACCGTGCCGACAACCCGCCGCCCGAGACGCAGACGCTGCGCCAGGCCGGGCTGATCGCCCAATGGGACGCGTGGCAGTGCCAGGCCTGCGGCTGCCGGTACGGGCAGCCCTACGACCAGCACGGCGCGCCAGGCCCGTGCGGCGGCGAGCTGGAGCCCGTGACCGTGACGATCACCCGGAGGTCGCCGTGACCACGCCGGCCGCCACCGTCGGGGTGTGGATCGGCGCGAGCCACGCCCTCGGCCGCCCCGCACCCGTCGACGAGCCCTACCCGCACATCTGCGGCATCGACATCGTCGGCCGCCTCACCGGCACCCGGTACCGGCTCTGGCGCCGCGACTGCGCCGCCTGCATCGAGGCCAGGCGGCCACCGTGAGCCACCACTACCAGCCCGACACCGAGATCACCGACCACCGCGGCCGGCACCCGTGCACCTGCGGCATGCCCGAGCAGTGGCGCGGCCACCAGGTACCCGACACCGACCCCGACCAGCGCGCCGCCGAGCTGCGCCGAGTCGGCGAACGAGACGAGGACTGATGTCCGACACCGATACACCCGAGCTGCTCGACGAGTGGATGATCGTCGAACTCCTCGGCCACCGACGCCTCGCCGCCCGCGTGCGTGAGGTCCAGCTCGCCGGCGCGGGGTTCCTGCGCCTGGACGTGCCCGACGGCGCCACCCAGTACGTCGCACCCAGCAGCGTCTACGCCCTGCACCCCGTCTCCGAGACCGTATGCCGCGCCGTGGCCACCCACTGCCGGCCCGACCCGGTCCAGCGGTGGGAGCTGCCCGTCAGCGCGCGGCTCGAACCCGAGGACGCGGCGGCCGAGACGCGAGCCGCCGCCGACGACTACGACACCGAAGGACCGTTCTGATGGAGACCGCGTACATCCAGCCCGGAACCGCCGAGGAACTGCACGAGAGCAAGGACGGCGACGTCGTCGGCGGCTGGACCCGCGTCACCGACGTCCGCGGCGAGGCCCACCGCTGGAGCGAGGACCACACCCTGATCGTCCGCAGCCCCGACGGGCTGACGTGGGGCCTGGACTACCAGGTCGGGCTCACCGAGATGCAGGACCACGAGTACCCGTGGCGCGGCACCAGCGGCCCGGTGGCGCTGACCCGGATGTACCCGCACGTGGTGACGTCGACCGTGTACCGGACCGAGCCGCCCGCCCAGCCGGCCAGCCCCGTCGACGACGACGGGAGCATCTGCGGATGAGGTCGACCACCGCGGCCGCCGCCATCGTCGCCGCCCTACTCGCCTGCGTCCTGATCCTGACCTGCGCCTACTCAATCGTCCACGGAGGACCGACATGAGACCCAGCACCAGACGCCCGAGGACGGGCTGATCGACGTCAGCGACACCGACCCCGAACACGACACCGACAAGGAGACCCATGTCCACTGAGGACGAACACGTCGCACCGTTCGCGAAGACGCTCGCCGAACTCGACCACGGCACCGTCCACGCCCGACTGTCCAACCAGCTCCACGACCTCATCGCCGCCGTCACCACCACCGGCAAGAAGGGCACCCTCACGCTCCAGCTGTCACTGGAGGTCGTCACCAAGGGGCGCGGCGAAACACTGAAGATGACCGCCGCGACCGCGCTCAAGGCGCCCGAGGCCGACAACGCCAAGCCGGTCACGGTGTTCTTCGTCGACCCCGCTGGCAACCTCACCCGCGACAACCCGACCCAGCCGCAGCTGCCGCTCATCGGCCTGCCCACCCGGAAGGACATCACCGCGTGATCGACCGCAGCGCCGTCGAGGCCATCGCCGAACTGAAGGGCATGTCGCAGATCCCCGACCAACTGGAGCCCGGGGGCATCTACGCGGTCACGTTCGCGAACAGCACGCAACTGATCGACCTCAGCACCGACCAGTACCGGGAGGCGCCGAAACGCAAGCGCGGCGCGGTCACCGTTCGGGACGTGGCCAGCTTCGCGGAGTACTGGCGCAAGCACTCCGTCGCCGGGACCAGCGAGGTCTACGCCGACCGGGACAAGCACACCGTCACCGCGGTCCTCGACGCCCACGCCCCCGACACCCCCGGCTGGGCAGGCCACCGCCTCGTCCTGGCGCTCCAGTTCTCCGAGGCGTTCAAGGCCTGGCGGGCCATGGACGGGCGGCTGATGGCGCAGGAGGACTTCGCCGAGTTCCTCGACGACAACGCCGCGGACATCCGCGAGCCGCTGGCCGCCGAGATGCTCGAGATCGCCCAGACGATCCAGGGCACGTCCAAAGTGGACTGGCAGGCGGGGCACCGGCTCGTCGACGGGCAGCGCCGGATCGGCTACGTCGAGACCAATACGGCGAAGGCCGGCGCCAAGGGGGAGCTGGCCATCCCGACGCAGATCGTGATCGGGGTGCAGATCTTCGACGGCGCCGAGGTCGCCCACGCCCTCACGGCACGGCTGCGGCACCGGCTCGACGGCGGGCACCTGCGGCTGATGTACCGCCTCGACCGGCCCAACGACGTTGTCAGCGCCGCGTTCGAGGCGGCGGTGGCCGAGCTGGGCTCGGCGTGCGCCACGGCGGTGCTGCGCGGCGCCCCGGCGTAGGGAGGTCTGTAGTACCGCGCCGAGCTGGCCGGTCCCGTTTCGACACACCGGGACCGGCCTTCGGCGTACACGCAAGGTCATCGATCAATGTCGATCTTGGAGGGTTGGGAGATGATCCGAACGAACCACGCCGGACCTGTCCGCTGATGGCCTACTCGCTCGACGACAGCTGGGATAACTGCACTCCGGTCGCTCGTGCCGGCAACGCGTGTTTCGGGCTCTACGTCCGCTGCGGGATCTGGGTGGCGCGCAACCTCACCGACGGCTTCGTGCCCGGGGAGATCGCGACTGCCTACGGTTCCCCGGAGCAGATCCGCAAACTCGTGGATGTCGGTCTCTGGGAGACCGCCGAGGGTGGTTACCAGGTGCCCGACTATCTGGAGCGCAACCCGGCGGCCGAGAAGGTCCGCGCGCGCCAGAAGGCGGACGCCGAGCGCAAGGCCCGATGGCGGGACCGGCACCACTCGAAGCGTCGGACACGTGACGAGACGCGTGAGTCCGCTGGGAGTCACGCCGTGACGGACGCTGTGAGTCCTCTTTCCCCTACCCCCCTACGGGGAAGGGGCGGGCGCGCAAGCGACCCGCCACCCGACAACCCCGACTGGCGAACGCTCAAAGCTTTCGGCCAACAGCCCGATCCCGAACTCGCCGAACGCACCACCCGGCGCATCGCTGACGCGCGCGCCGCCGTCAGACACCCGAACACCGACCCGGAAGGACGCCCGTGACCAAGCCCGTAGACCCGCTCGGCGAGCGGTACCTCACCCTCGGCAGCCTGATCGCCCGCCTCGAAGAACTACAGGATCCCGACCGCGTCCTGCCGATCGGCTTTCGCAACCCCCACTCGTACCGCGGCGACTACCACGAACTCGCGTTCGAGCCGGCGACGGACATCCGGATCGGCTCGATGCTCGATGCCGCCCGGTCCGCGGTCGGCACGACGTACCAGGGCTGGAAGGGCGGCGACTTCCGAATGGACGAACACACCCGGTGCTGGATCGCCGAGGAGGGCACCGACAGCGACAACCTGATCGGCCCCCTTCTGCTGCACCTGCTGCTCGCACAGAAGTTGCTGCGGCCATGACGGCGGCCCACTGGCGCCGCTCGACCCGTTGCTCTAACGGCGCGTGCCTCGAGGTGGCCGGCGACTTCACGAAGTCCAGCTACTCGTCCGACACCTGGAACTGCGTCGAGGCCCGCCAGCCGTCGCGAGGCACGGTCTGGGTCCGGGACTCCAAGCTCGGTGCGCGGTCACCGGTGCTGGAGTTCGACGCGGCCGCGTGGACCGCGTTCATCGACGGCCTGAAGGCCACGCCGTGAACGAGCGCCAGGCGTACGCCCTCAACCACGTCGCCACCGACCCACGCGAGGTCGCCAACCCGGTGTACCAGGCGATCCGCGTCCACGCCCGTGGATTCCTGCTGCTGTCGATCCTGGCGGTGGACCGTTGAGCGCGCCTCAACGATGGGCTGCCGGTCTGGCACGCCTCAGTCTCCGTCTGGTCCCCGAACCGGACCACCAAACGCAGCGACCCGGCCAACGCCGAACGCGAAGCCGTACGGCTCCTACGCGGCGTCGGCCACCCCGACCACGAGTGGTGGTACTGGAACCCGACCGTCCTCGTCGGACACCTGCGGGTGCCCGTCACCGCCGCCGAGAACGAGCGCATCCCGCCCGGCTGCGTCATCGCCGATGCGGGCGAATCAGGCCCGCAGCGCCCCCGTACCCGTTGACCACGGAAGGACACCGATGACCCCCGCCGACTCGAAAAGCACCTTCGTCAACCTCACCAACGCGGTCGGACTCGCGCACGTTCTCGCCGCTATCGAGGCGATCGACCCGAGCGTGCCCGGCGCCGAGCAGGTCGACACCGACCAGCGGTACCTCGTCCGCAACGGCCTGATCTACAACGCGCTTTCCGTCGCCACCCGCTACGGCTACCCCTGCGGCTTCGCCATCGACCCCGCCGAACCCGACTGGCCCGTCGCGTACATCGACCTGCCGAACGGGCAGGTGTCCTGGTACCTGCCCGCCTACCCCGGACAGTGGGACGGGCACGACGCCATAGCCAAGAGCACCCGGATCCGCGCCTACGTCGAGCGGGCCCGCTCGTGACCCGCCCGGCCGAGCAGGACGGCGGCGGCTGGCACGGCCACTGCCTCACCACCGCGATCGCCCTCACCGCCCTGGTCCTCGCGCCCATCGCTGCCCTCATCTGGAGCGTGACCACATGACCGACCCGGTCACTGACGAGATGGTCGAGGCGTACCAGGCCGCCGCCGACGCAACACCCTGCCCCGCGTGCGGGAAGGTGCCGCAGTGCCGCTGCTACGTCCCCGACGGCGGCCGCGAGCCCTACCGGATACGACGTGGCCTGGCCGCCGCGCTCGGGGTAACCTCGACCCACCGATCCGGCCCGGGAACACGGATGCGCACCGTAGACCCGGCGGGCGGCACCACCAGCGCTGAGGGGGCGCGCGGTGCCGTGGTCCAGCCGGTGAGCCCCCAAGACAACCTCTTCGCCAGCATCGACTGGGGCCGCATCCGGCACCTGCTCCTGCACGCCCTCACCCATGGCGGCAACCTGCCACCCGGTGCGCTCCGGGAGGTCGGCCGTGACTGAACCCGTGGTCACTGACGAGCTGGTCAATGCGTGGTCCGCCGCCTACCGGGCCACGCTGGTCGCACACGCCCCGATCGACACGCAGGGCAAGGCGACCTCGGCGTACTACGCCGCCGAACGCGCCGGACTGGCCGCCGCCCTGGAGCACTTCCTCCGCGAGCGGGTCGAGGCAGTCAGCGTCCCCGACGACGGCGTGGGCCCGTGGGTCCACGACCGAGCGGCGGCCGGGATCGCAGCACGGGCACTGCGGGAAGCGGCGGCCGTGCTGCTCGACGACGAACGCTACGAGCCGACCGGCCACGACGACCTGTGCAGCTACGGCCCTCCGGGTGAGTGCGACTGCTGCCGTGGCGCGCACTACCGGTGGCTGATCGGGCGCGCCGACGAACTGGAGCGGGGAGGCGACCGGTGACCGTCTGGATGCACACCCTCGACGGAATGGTTGCCCACCTGCTCCGCGACGAGCGGTCCACCGTGGCTCGACCAGCGCCGCCACGAACGCTGGATCCGCAAGCAGGAGGCGAACGACCGATGACCGCGTACCTGTGCCGCTCCCGGGCCTGCAACATGCCCGGCACCCACCGGCCCGACGCCGACCCCGACGACTGCGGACCCGACTGCCGCGGCTGCGGCCAGGCCGAGGCCGCCGACGGGCTCGAACTCTGCTGGGTGTGCCACCGCCGCATCGGACACGACGCCTGGCGCATCGCCTGGCTGTACGAGGCGTTGGGCGGGGCGCTCACCGGCGGCACCAGCCACACCACCGGCGGCACCGGACCACGACCCGACCCGGGCCTGGAACTGCGCGACCCGGCCGTCGACGCGCGGGCCGCCATCCGCAACGCGCTCGTCGGCCTGGTCCGCCTCATCGCGGAGGAACGCGGCCACCAGCTCCCCGGCGGGTACGAAGTGGAGCGGCTGCCCCGGGGCTTCATCGGCCCACCCAACCGCGTCTGGCGCACCCACGACACCGTGCAGGCCATGGCCGCGTACATCGGCCACAACGCCGGCTGGCTCGCCGCGCACCGCAACGCCGGCGTGTTCGCCGAGGAACTGCGCGACATCGCCCTCGACGGCCGGCTGGGCTCGCTCGCCTTCCCCGCCGGCAACGGACGCCGCCAGCTGCTCGGCGTGTGCCCGCTCCCATCGGCCGGCGACCCCGACGTGCAGTGCCTCACCCCCGTCCACGCCGGCGCCACCGCGGTCATCGAGTGCCGGGGCTGCAAGGCGACCGGCACCCTGGACTGGTGGTACCGGACCATCGTCGGGGAGCTGCCCCCGCCGACCGGCCCGGTGTCCGCGATCGAGGCGGCCTGGCGACTGTCCGGCCGCCACGGCCTGGAGGTCACGCCCGACGCCGTACGGAAGTGGGGCACCCGCACCACCCGCACCGGTGTAGCACCGTGCCGGCGGGTGTCGCTCGTGCGCGGGCAGCCGAGCGTGCTGCTGCGCGACCAACACGGGCGGGCCCTGTACCGGTGGGAGGATCTCACCGCGTACGCCGACCGCATCTACACGCACCAGGAGGCAGCAGCATGACCGACGGCCGGCGCAAGGTCTGGATCCTGGAGTCCGGTGAATACTCCGACTACCGCGTCGGGTGCATCTTCGAACGCGAGGAGGACGCCGAAGCCGCAGTTGCCGCCGGGCTGGGTGAGGACTACTCCGAGCGGATCCTGTTCGCACCCGGCGTCCTGCCGGTGAAGACGCGACGCGGTTGGAACGGCGCCGCGCGGCTCGACCACGACGGCTACGAGTCCGCGCCGTACGCGCACCCGCACGACGTGCACGACGCTGACGAACTCGACCCGAAGCCGGTCGAGCTGTACCCGGAGCGGGTCGAGGTGAAGGTGCACAAGCAGCAAGTGAGGGTGGCCCAGAACGGCCCGTACGACTGCTTGCTGACGGCGCGTGGCCGCGACCGGGAAGACGTGCTGAAGGCGCTCAGCGACCGAATGGGCCGGCTCAAGGCGGAACGCGACGGACTGGCATGAGGCCGACCACCAACGGAGGGGAACCCGCATGACCCTGATCCAGCTACGGCTGTACTGGAAGAGTCCCGACGGCGAGGTGGACCTCGGCGCCGGTTACCACGAGGTGCTCCCACCCGCCGGCTCTCTGGTTACCCACGGCACCGTCCACGGCGGCGTGTGGCGCGTCCTGTTCCCGTACTTCCACCTCATCCAGGAGGGGTCCATGGCGCACGTGCAGGGGCGGGACGGGCGCCGCACCGACATGCCCACGGTGTATCTGTTCGTCGAGCCGGCGCAAGGACCGCACGAGTGACCGACATCGTGGCGTTCATCCGCGCCAGACTCGACGAAGACGAGCGGATCGCGCGGGCGGCCACCGCTGGCCCGTGGGAGGTCAACAGCGCGGACTACCCCGAGTCCGAGTCCATCTGTGCCCCGGACGGCACCGCCGTCGTCGCGGCGTTCGACAGCCACCACGAGGCCTTCCATATCGCCCGTCACGACCCGGCCCGCGTGCTGCGTGAGGTGGCGGCACGACGGCGGACACTGGGCCGACACGAGGCGCACGAGGGGCGCTGCGTCGTCTGCTGCACCGGCGACGACGACGGCTGGCACGTCGCACCATGCGGGACCGTGTGCGACCTCGCCGACGCGTGGTCGGACCACCCGGACCACGACCAGGCGTGGACGGTGGAGTGATGGACCACTGGGACCGTGAGATCGCCCGGATCCGCCGGCTGGCCGCCGAGGCGTACGCGCGGATGACCCTCGGCGAAGCGATGGACCGGCTCCGCGCCGAGCCCTTCGTGTGCGCCTGCGCCGGTCCGCCGTGCTGCGTCGACTGGTACCGCCAAGCTCTTGCGCTCCAGCGCGCCGCGCACATCGCCGTGAAGCTGATGGACGAGCGCCGTGCACAGCTACCTGCCTGACGTCGAGGCCGGACCCATGCCCTGCCGGTCCAGGTACGGCCACTGGAACGACCCGGCCTGTGCCGCCGCGTACTGGCGGGCGTGGTCGCACTGGCGGGCCGTCCGCCGTGACGGGCGGATGACGCGGGCCGAGGTCGACCACCGGCTGGCCGTGCTCGCCGAGCTGTACGCGACACGCTGACGCGCGGGGGCCCGGTCTCCCGGGCCCTGCCGTCCTCAGTAGTTCGCCTCGATGATCTCGACCGCTGCCGTCTGCAACCAGTCCGCCAGGTCGATCTTGATGTCGTTGATCGCGCTGCGGCGTCCGGCGGCGAAGATGTCCGCGAGCAGGATCGCCAGGTCGTCCTCGGAGCGTGCCGCCCGGACCTTCGCGATCAGCTCGGCCCCCGCGGTCTCGTCACCGTTCTCGATCGCCTGGGTGATCGCCTGCTCGGTCATCTCTCTGTCCTCCCTGGTGGCCCCCTGTTCCGTATCTATAGTATGCAGCGTCAACGCTGCAATACGCAAGGAGTGCGGCGAGATTCTTTGCAGCTACCGCGCTGCAAACTTCACCTTGACAACGCAGCGCCAACGCTGCAAGATAAGGGCATGACCGAGACAGACACCATCACCGGAGCACCCGAGCAGGTGCCCGTCGCCACCCTGCTGCGCGACACCGTCCTCAACTACCTCGCCACCACCGCCCCCGACCCCGCCGAGGCGCTGTTCCGCGACGCGCCCCGGCCCGACGCGTCCGCCGAGTCACGGGCCGCCGACGCGGTCCACGCCAAGACATGGTCACTGCACCTGTTCCGGGTCGCCTCCGACCTCACCGACGCCGCCTGGTGGTGGCAGCGCATGCCGCGCCGACAGATCGGCCTGCGCATCGACACCGGCATCAGCGACCAATGGCTGCGCGACATGGTCCGGATCGCCCTGAGCGACGTCGAAGACCTCGACGACATGGTCCGCTGCGTTCGCGACCTCGTCCCGGACGTTGCCCGGCAGCTCGCCGCCGACACCCCCGACCCGGACCTGCGCGCCGAGTACCTGAAGATCGCCAACGACGAGGACGACGATGCCTGAGATCCGGATCACCGTCGACGGCCGGCCGGCCGCCACGATCGAGCTGGCCGCCCCCCGCTACAACATGGAGCCGTCCAGCCTGCGCGGCGCATTGACCCGCCTCGGCGACGCCATCCGGCCCGCCGCCATGCTCGACGGCCGCAAGCCGCTGTACTTCATCGCCGCCCTGGACAAGGCCATCAAGGCCCGCCCCGGCAAGGGGGTCGGCGGTGGCAAGCCGCGCAGAGCGCCCGCTGCCGACGCCAGCTAGGAAGATCCCAGAACAAACCTAGGCCGCCCCTCACCTCTACGGAGGTGAGGGGCGGCCTAGTCGCGTCTACCGATTGCAGGGATGCTCGTCCCACCCCCCGAACCCAGCGACCCGCAGCAGAAGAGCCGCACCGAGGAGCACCACGACACCCGCTCCGAGGATGACGGCCAGGTGCTCCAGCACCCACGCCACCACGAGCACGACGACCGTTCCCACGGCCACCACGGCGCCCGCGATGACCGCCACCGGCCCGGGCCACTTGACTTGATCTTGCGGTCCCGTCAACATGAGCTAACTTGATCTCAGTCTCGACAAGGTCAACTACGATCGCGGTCCGCACGCGCAGAGGCAGGGGTAACCCGCCCAGCGGCGGCAGCCGCCTCCCAAGATCTCCCGAAGGGCCACCGCCTCACGTCCGCGTGGGGTCTGGGTTGCTCCGCCGGCCGCCCGTACCGTCGGGCGCGAGAGCTGGTAAGCGTGGCCCACCACGAGAGCACCACACCTCGCCCGCACCGGCGGCGCGCGAGGCACCACACCGCGCGGGGGTGACGTGCACCAGCCGCGCCCCGGCACGCCCAGGCCGTCGACACCACCGAGCACACCACGGCCACCAGCCGGACCGAACCGCTGAGGGAGGTCGACGTGCACCCGCAGCCGTGCTGCTCGCACTGCCCATGCCACCAGCCCATCGTCGTCCAGGTCCCAGCGGGCGGCACCGCGACCGCCACGTACACCACGGGCAACTTGCTGATGGCCGGCGGCGCCACGCTCACGGTCGACGCTGGCCACCGCGACGACCCGGACGACGGCGTGCCCGCGCTGGTGCGGACCTGAGCCATGCCCCGGGCGCTATGCTCGTGGGCCTCAGGCGCGCGGGCCGGGGTCGGCCGGCCTGAGTATCGGCTTCGGCCGGGGTCCGCCGAGCAGGGCCCGAGGAACGCAGGCTCGGTTCCCGCGTCCCACAAGGACAGCCAGACGCCGGACAACCCGTGCCCCGCGCCCTGAAGGTGTGCTCCACCGTGGGCTGCTGGGAGCTGGTCGCCACGGGGCGGTGCCAGAAGTGCAGGGCCGAGGCAGAGCGGGCACGGGGCACACGCACGCAGCGCGGGTACGACAGCAGGTGGACCAGGCGCTCGAAGGCGTACGTCGCACGGCACCCGCTGTGCTCGATCAGACTCCCTGGCTGCACGCTGGTGGCTACCCTCGCCGACCACTACCCGGTGAGCAGGCGTGACCTGGTAGCCCAGGGCGTGCGTGACCCGGATGCTGACCACCGTCTACGCCCGGCGTGCGCGCAGTGCCACGGTCGAGAGACGGCGGTCTATCAGCCGGGCGGGTGGAATCGACGCTCGTGATGATGACCATGGTGGCGGAGATCCACAGTGACCCAGAGTGACAGTCACAGTGGGTGACGGTGGATCAAGACAGACAGGGTGAAACGGACATACCAGGTCAGACCGGGGGGAGACCCCCATGTCCGTTTTGAGAAGAGAACCGCTGGAGAGGTGGAATCCGGTCCGTACGGGTTCCAGGCATTGATCCACACCCCCCAAGGGCGCACCCGTCACCCATCGTGACCCCAAAACGGCTACATAGCGTGACGATTGCAGGGGGTGACGCATGCCCGGACCGACCCCCAAGCATGCTTCGACCCGCGCCCGACGCAACCGCAGCAGCACTGCGGCGACCCTGACGGCCGACCCGACGATCGTCGCCCCGGACCTGCCGGACGACCGCGAGTGGCACCCGCAGACGCTCGCCTGGTGGGTCGACGTGTGGGCCTCACCGATGGCACCGGAGTACGACGCGTCGGACCTGCATGGGCTGCTCATCCTGGCGGTGCTGGTGGACGGGTTCTGGCGCAAGCCGCACTGGACCGCAGCTGCCGAGATCCGGTTGCAGCGGCAGTGCTTCGGCCTGACCCCGATCGACCGCCGCCGGCTCCAGTGGGAGATCGAGCGGGTCGACGAGGCGCAGGACCGTGGCCGACGGCGCCGGCAGCAGGCGGCGACACCGGCACAGACCGGTGCCGACCCGCGTGACGTACTGCGAGCGGTGTGACCACCCTCGTTGTTCCGCCGCTGGACGGTGAGCCGTGGCCGACGCTCGGCCCGCAGGTGTGCGACCTCCTGGAGGAACGCGCGGTCTACGGTCCCGGGTCGCTGAAGGGTCAGCCGGCCCGGCTGGACCCGGAGACCCGGGCGGTGTTCTACAAGGCGTACGAGGTGTACCCGCGTGGCCACGAGCTGGCCGGCCGGCGCCGGTTCCGCCGGGTGCGGATCTCCGCCCGGAAGGGCACGGCGAAGACGGAGAAGCTTGGCTGGATCGCGTACGCCGAGCTGCACCCGGAGGGTCCGGTCCGCTTCGACGGGTGGGACGCCAACGGCAACCCGGTCGGGCGACCGGTCCGCGACCCGTACATTCCGCTGCTGGCCTACACCGCCGAACAGGTGGAGGAACTCGCCTACAACGTCCTGTACGTGGTGTGCACCGAGGGCCCGGACGCGGACCTGTTCGACGCCGGCCTGGAGCGGATCATCCGCCTCGACGAGCGGGGCCGGGCCGACGGCAAGGCGGTGCCGCTGGCGCAGTCGCCGAACGCCCGGGACGGCGCGCGGACGACGTTCCAGGGCTACGACGAGACCCACCGGCTCGACTCGCCGCGGCACCGCGCGGCGTACGAGACGATGGAGGCGAACCTGCCGAAGCGGCCGCTCGACGACCCGTGGTCGATGGGCATCACCACCGCCGGCGTGCCGGGCAGCGGCTCGGTGGCCGAGCTGGACAAGGATGAGGCCGAGGTCATCGAGCGCGGCGACATCGACGAGCCGGAGCTGTTCTACTTCCACCGCGAGGCATCCCCGGAACATGATCTGTCCACCCTGGACGGGCGGATCGCGGCGATCCGGGAGGCGTCCGGGCCGGCTGCCGAGTGGTCGGACCTGCGCGGCATCGCGAAGCAGTGGGACCGGCCCGGCGCGGACCTGGCGTACCTGGAACGGGTCTGGACGAACCGGTGGACACAGGCGGAGGCGCAGGCCTTCGACGCGAAACGGTGGCGCACCGACCTGGCCCGCGCCGGGTACACGATCCCGGCGAAGGCCGCGGTGACCGCCGGCCTCGACGGCTCGCGGTGGAAGGACACGACGGCGCTTGTCGTCACGGAGGTCGAGACCGGGTTCCAGCACCTGCTCGCGATCTGGGTGCCCGAGGAACAGCCCGACGGGCAGGTGCCGACCGGTGAGGTCGACGAGGCCGTCGACGAGATCCACCGGCGGTGGCGGCTGCTGCGCGGCTACGGCGACCCGGCGCAGGGTTGGGATGACGCCCTGGCCCGGTACGCGGGCCGGTACGGGCCGAAGTCGTGGGTGCTGTTCTACACCGACTCCCGGAACCTGCGGAAGACCGCGTCGATGTGCCGCACCTACGCCGCGGCGATCCGCGGCGGCGAGGTCACCAACGACGGCGGCGAGCTGTTCGGCCGGCACATCGGCAACGCCCGCAAGCGGGACATCCGGATGCAGGACGAGGACGGCACCCCGCTGTGGGTGATGTCGAAGGAACGGCACGACTCCCTGAACCGGATCGACGCAGCGATGTCCGGTGGCCTGTCGTGGCAGGCGCGCCTCGACGCGATCGCCGCCGGCGACATGCACACCACCGGCGGCCTCACCCGGGTGACCGGACGCGTGCGTGGTCGCTGACAACCGGAGAGGGGCGCGGCGGTGGCCGATCTTGAACCGCTGTCCCCGCCGTGGTGGCTGAAGCAGCTGCACCGCCAGCTGCTCAAGCAGCGCGAGGCGTTCGAGTGCTACGACGCCTACTACCGGGGTGAGCCGCCGCGGCCGCCGTGGGTAGCGGAGCAGGCGTACGAGTCGTTCAAGCGGCTGCTGCACCTGACCCGGTCGAACTACATGGGCCTGGTCGTCGACTCAACTGCGGAGCGGTTGCAGGTCGAGGGGTTCCGGATCGGCGACGAACGGGGCGCGGACGCGGAGACGTGGCGGATCTGGCAGGACAACAACCTCGACAACCTGTCCGACCAGGCGCTGTTGGAGGCGCTGATCGGCGGGTGTTCGTTCCTGCTCGTTGCCCCGCCGCTGGTCGACGGCGCGTCGCCGCTGGTGTGCGCGGAGCATCCGACGCAGGCGACGGTGGCGTACGTGCCCGGCACGGCGCGCACGGTGCCGGCGGCGGCGCTGAAGGTGTGGGTTGACGAGACCACCGAACAGCAGTTCGCCACCCTGTACCTGCCCGACGAGCTGTACAAGTTCCAGGCGCCGAAGCAGGTCGCCGGGATGCCCGCGGACCGGATCCAGTGGCAGCCGCGGGAGGTGCCGGGCGAGGCGTGGCCGGCACCGAACCCACTGCGCGAGGTGCCTCTGGTCGAGCTGGCGAACAACCCGCGGCTGCTGACCGGCGGGGTGTCGGAGATCGCCGACGTGGTGTCGGTGCAGGACCGGATCGCGAAGACGCTGGTCGACCGGCTGATGACGCAGGACTACGGGGCGTTCCCGCAGCGGTGGGCGACCGGGTACCCGGACACTGACGGCGACGGCAACCGCAACGTCGTCGACGTGGGCCACGACCGGCTCGTCACGTCCGACGTGGCGGAGACCCGCTTCGGGCAGTTCGACGCCGCCGCGCTGGACCCGTACTCAGCGGCGAAGCGCGAGGACGTCAAGGACATCGCGTCGCGGACGCGGACGCCGGCGCAGTACCTGCTCGGTGAGCTGTCCAACGTGAACGGCGAAACGCTGAAGGCGTCGGAGTCCGGGCTGGTGGCGAAGGTGCGCCAGCGGATGCGCGCGTTCGGCGACGGCCTGGAGCGGGCGATGCTGCTGGCTCGCCGGGCTGCCGGGCTGCCCGCCGATCAGCAGATCGAGACGATCTGGCGCAACCCGGAGTTCCGCACCGAGGGTGAGCTGGTCGACGCGCTGGTGAAGATGTCCACGCTCGGCGTGCCGCGTGAGGCGCTGTGGGAGCGGTGGGGCGCGAGTCAGCAGGAGATCGGCCGGTGGCGGACGATGGCCGAGGAAGAGGCGCGGCGGGACCCGGTGCGGGCGATCTCGCAGGCCATCGGCCAGGGCTACGGGTCGCCGGACGATGACGACGCCGACAGCTGAACGGGCCGCGGCGGTCGCCGAGCTGGCCGCGGCCCGGTACGCGGAGCAGGCCGCCGTGTCGGCGGGTGCGTCGCGGCTCGCCGCCGTGGCGTGGCGGGACCTCGACACCGCGCGGATCGCCCGGTCGTGGCTGGAGCTGGTCGGCACCCGCCTGCTGGCGCAGGTGTCCGCGGCGCAGCTGGCCGCGGCGCGCGGTGCGCGTGGCTACGTCGACCGGGTACTCCGGGTGGCGCGTGGTGGCCGCCTGCGGCCGGCGGGGCACGTGGTGCCGGAGCGGCTGGCCGGGGTGGCGTCCGACGGGCGGCCGCTGGAGACGCTGCTGTTCCAGCCGGCGCTCACAACGCTGCGGGAGATCGAGTCGGGGCGGCCGGTGCGGGAGTCGACGGTGATCGGCTACGCCCAGCTGGACATGATCGTGCGCACGCAGGTCGCGGACGCGGGCCGGATGGCGACCGGGGTGGAGATCGCGGCTACGCCGACGCTCGGGTACGTGCGGATGGTCAACCCGCCGGCGTGTAGCCGGTGCGTGATCCTGGCCGGCCGGTTCTACCGGTGGAACTCGGGGTTCCAGCGTCACCCGAACTGCGACTGCATCCACATCCCGGCGGCCGAGGCCTCCGCCGACGATCTGACCACGGACCCGCGGGCGTACTTCGACTCGCTGCCGGAGGCCGAGCAGGACCGGATCTTCACCCAGGCCGGCGCCCACGCGATCCGCGACGGCGCCGACATCGGCCGGGTGGTCAACGCCCGGCGCGGCCTGTACACGGCCGGCGGCCGCCGGCTGACCCGCGAGGGCACCCGCCGCCGCGGTGCGCGACGCGTCCGGCTGATGCCGG